CATTTGTATAGATATCTTTACCAGCTTGTGCAATCAAAGGAGATAAGAAAGGATTTGTAAATTTGCCTTGTATAGTATCCATAAGTTGTTGGTTAGCAGCTTTAGCCATAGTTTCTTGTGCAGCTAAACCTTGAATAGTTTGTGTAGTTGGTGCAACATAACCTGTACCTGCTGCTCCTTGTCCATATATAGTTCCAGCTTCAGATATAATCTGATTCAAAGCTGGTTGTGCTGGTGAATAGGGTTCTACTCTGTTTACAGTAGTAGAGCTACCTCCACCTCCTCCTCCAAATGACATATTATTTTTTCTCCTTATGTTTTTCTAATAATACATGACTTTCTTTAAAACCAAATGGTTTAAGTACACGTTTCCATCCAGGTCTCGCTACTAACTCTAATAAATCACAGTTATTTTGCCATGCAAAATCTTCAATATGTTTTATTAAATGTTGCCATTTTTCACGATGATTACCAGTCATGATTTTAATATTTAAACATCGCTGCAATGGTCTTTGTATTATTTCTGTAATTACTACTCCATAATACTTTTTATCTTTTGAATCCCAAAGAATCCATAGTTGCATCTCATTATTTAAGATCCATTGTTTTATATGATCTGATGTACAATACTGATTTCTAGATAATGCATCTGCAACATTATCAGATACCATACCCCAAGCATCATTGACATTTTCTTTTGGTATTCTAACAAGCTCAATCACGTAATAATAAGATAACTCATTGTTATATGTATAGAATCAGTTGAGCTTATAGTTGCTTTCAAGCTATCAGAACTTTCTAATACTAAAGGTATACCAAATAATAGTACTTCTTCAGAATTATTAGCTGTCAAAGATTTTGTTTTCAATATTGTAAAAGTAGAACTAGCAGAACTATCAGTAACATCTAATGTAACTGTTGGTGTATTACCTGTATTGTTTGTTACAATAATAGATTTAATTATTATTGTTTCATTTGTATCAGCAGATAACAAAGTAGTTTGTGCTGTTGTTGCTAGTGCTGTACCCTTAAATTTATAACTATTAGCCATTTTTAGGATATTTAACTTTTACTGCTTTAAGTGTTTCATAAAAATCAAAGTATTCAGATTTTAATTTAGGATTCTGATCTATTGAATGCCATAGCATATCTAATTGATCTCCTATTGGTGGATAAGCATTTTTTCTTTGATTTATATATGGTGCTTGTTTTTTATTATTTTTAGATTTGTTTTTTGACCATGCTAAATCTTGAGCATCTAATTCAGCTATTTCTTTTGCAGTTAAATCTATTTTTACTCCATCTACTATTTTATGTCTATTCATTATTTTACCAATCCATATAAAGTAAATACACCAGATGTTAAATTTCCTGATGACATTTGTATTTTAACATTGTTAATTGCATTATTTCCGATACAAATAAAACCTGTATCCCAATGGTAATCATTTGTTTGATGACCTGCTACCCATGTTGAATGGCAAAATTTATTTGCACCAGTAGCTGCGTTTGCCATACCATACAACCAAATTTGACAACCACCATCTTTATCATTTCCTAAATCTGTTCCTAATTGTGCTGCACCTGATATATCATTTCGTTCAGTACCAGTAGTTGCACTACCTGTTAGTGCTATAAAATTTCTACCTGAGTACATCGTTGTTGATAAATAAGAAGAACCACTATCTTCAGAAAAATACATATAAGGTTCAACCCCATCTGTGGCAGGTCTTATCTTATGTCCTAGAATTAAAAAATTATCGTAGGTAGCTGTTGTTAAATTAAAAGATATACTTGCACTAGCACTAGCTGTTCCTGAAGATATTTTAACCAAAGCTCCAGTAGTTAAACCTGGAGCAGATGTCATTCCACTTGGTAAAGCTGTTATTGAAGATAATGTATTGTTATTTGGTTTAATTATTGCCATTATTCTTCACCTCCATTATCAATAACAGTTCCACCATCTGCTATCCATTCTTGAATTTCTTTGTAATTTGTATTTACTGGATCTAATGGAACTGATCTTTCTATATTAGTATTTTCGTAAGAAACTTGATAGCTAACAAATGTGCCAATCAAATTATAATTTTTTGTTACTGTTTTAATTTTCATATTTATATCTCCGCATCAAAAGCAAGATATGAACTTGCGTTGTATGTTCTTACATATCCAGCTTCTCCACCAGTTCCACCTACTTGCGAAGCATTATAACAATACATCGCATTCTGACTTCCTATTTCCAAAGCTATTGAATTAAAAGCATCTGCTCCATTATTTCTATCTATTTTAAAATAATCAGTTGCGTTTGGAGAGACAACAGATGGAGTGCTTCTCATTGATACTGGAAAGTGAACAGCAATACCTAAATAACTTCCACTATAATAAAAACCCATCCCGATAGGTTTATTGGTTGCAACACTATCAGTATGTAAATAATAGTATCTGTAACATCTGTTTCTATTTACATCAAAAGGCAAAAACTCAAAATCAGATGCTGATGATCCAACTTCAAGCTGAACACCAGTAAGTAACCATTCTTGGTCATTACTTGCATCGTATCTAAATATTCTTACTTCTAATCCAGTTGCACAAGCATCTGTTACAGTAAAGGATGGAAAAGTAATTCTATTCCAACTTGTAGTAATTGCTTGTCCAGTTAGTGATGTTAATAAAGTTAAGCCAGAAAAGTTGTCAGTTGAGTTTGCTCTATAGACTTCAACAGAAACATTTACTGTAGATGTGCCAGTATTTTTTACATAAGCTGATAAAGTGCAAGTTTGACCTAATGCTTGTAATACATTTTTACTTTCAATTCTTTGAGAGCAAATTCCATAACCAGATGAGCCGCCAGTAGTTCCTGTTATTTCAAATGAGTTTGAAAATCTTGCATCTGGTGTATCTGTTTTTTGCTCTTGTTGAGTTCCAGTATTTAGCTGCCATCTATCAACTGTTTGATAACCAGTAGAGCTAGAAGTTGTTCCTCTTTGAGCAATACTCATATCTCCATTTATCAAAAGATTTTTAAATGCTGATTGATTTTGTACTGTACCACTTGCAAGTTTAGCAGCAGTAATTGTTGAATCAGTTATTTTTGCAGCAGTAACTGCATTATCAGCTAGTTTAGCTGTTGTAACTGTAGCATCACTAGGTACTCCAAGATCAAGAACATCTCCAAGTATTTGTATAAAATCTATAACATCTCCTGTTGCTAGATTACTAGCAAAAGTAATTGTATTACCTGATACAGTATATGAACTACCAGGTTTTTGAATAACACCATTCAAAGAAACAATCATATGATTTGCAGATTGTGGTGATACATTAACTGATCCTACTTGCATAGTATATGCAGCTTGACCATTAACTACAGATATTGCATCACAAATCTGGAAGTTTCCTATTGTTGGTTTAACACCTATATATGCCACTTAGTTCTCCTTAATTATTGTTTTGGATTAGCATCTTTAATAGATTTGATTCTTGCTTTCCAAGCATCAATATCTTTATAGATTTCATCTAACTGATCTCCAATATCACCATAAGCTATACGTCTTGTATTTCTTACTTGTGCATTGGCTTCCTCTTTGTTAGCTGCTGATTCTTGTGCTGCTAAGTCATCATCACTAGGTTGTGCAATATCTAAATTCCACTCCTTAATGTATGGACCTTTACCATCACTGTCATCTTGCAATATAACATCTTTTAAAAAATCTACATCAGCAACACCATTTGAAGCTGCGTACATTTTGATCTTAGTTGATAGATTTGCCATATTATCCTCCTTTTTAAATTAAATTATCATGCTCCTATTTCTATTGCTACTAATCCACTTTCAGCAGAATATCCTTGTCTAGTATCTTGTGTTGTAACATGAACTTTTAAAGTATAAGTAATCTGAGAAGTAGTGTTTGGACTATCTACATAATGTGATGATATATGTGGACCAAGCCTTCTATAAGAAGTTCCTGCTGCACTTTCATTATGTCTTGCTACAAAAAGTTGACTTTCAGAACCACCACTTATTGTTCTAAAAAAAATAAGTAAACATGATTGATTCATATCATCACCACTTGAATAATCATAATTCTCAACTCTACCTTTTGACATGAGTAAAATTTTAGAAGATGTTGCTGATGGTGTAATATTAATTGAACCAATACTAACATTTGTATCTTGATTAAAATTACCATGAGTTGAAAAATCACTATTTACTACTTGTAAAAGTTTACCACCACCAGCACCTGTGACAGTCCCTGTGAAATCGTAGTTGTCAGTTAAATCTAAAGATTCCGATTTTATTTTACTTAATGCCATAATTTATCCTATGTTAATAATTTGTATCCAAAAAATCTTGTGTATAATGCAGTTGCACTATGATTTAATCCAACATTACCACCAGTATTTTGTCTAATATATAATTCATAATAATCATCTCCATCATTATCATCAAGAAGATCAACAGTAACAGTATATGTTCCATTAGTACCTTCAGTTAATTGTTGTTGATATGAAGCCATAGAACCATTTTTATAAATTAAAGATTGTATATACTTTCCAGCAACATTGATATTAAGAGATACAGTTCCTGTCATATAATACTTTCCAGCAACTCCTGGAGACCAACGATAATTTGTTGAACTATCAAAAGTATTATCTGTATCAATCATTTCTGTATCTAATGGTATTTTTGTATTTGTACCACTTGGAATATTTGGTCCTGTACTAGCTCTTACTGCTACTAATGGAGTGTTAGTTCCACCTGCTGCTGCAAAGCTAAGATTACCAGAGCCATCTGTTTTTAAGAATGTATCTGCTGAAATAGATTGTGGTAATGTTAGAGTATATGACTGTCCTGCACTATGTGGAGGTGACTTAATTTTTACTCCATGACTATTTTGACTACAATTCAACTGTAGATATCCATCTTGTGAACTTCCATCACCTTTGACTTCTAGTCCAGCACTTGAACTTGTTGATATTAAATTTAGTTTATTTTTAGTTATAAAGCTATCTGGAACAGTAGATGTTTCTCTAGCTTTACCTAAGAATATACAATACATTTCATCTGTACCATTTGTAAGTGCAGATGCTAGTGTAAGTGTATTCCCAGATGCAGTATATGCCTTACCAGTGCCTGGTTCTTGAACTACATTATTTATCACAAGACGAAGCTCATTTTCATCTGTAACTTTATGATCAAGTGAATATGCAGTTTGAGAATTAACTATTGTAAATACTTGTTTACTAAAGCTAATAAAATTCTCACCTGGTGTATTTCCTATATAAGCCATATATCTCCTATGAACTAATTGTATCTACTGCTGAAACAATAATATCAACAGCACTTGCTGTATCTGCAAATGCTTTTACAGCATCTCCATTTTGTAAAACTACCTTTGAAGCACCATCTATCAACTCTAAAGATCCACCAGCACTAATAGGTGCATCTTTAATTAAATAGTAAATAGTTGATGAATTTTCTACATATACAGTAACTTTTACTGCTGATGTAGATGAATTTGCACATCTAATACCTATGATTGCATCATCACTATCTGCTTGTGCTCTTATAGTTGTAGCAGAACCTGAACTGTTTGATATGTTTCTATTTAAAGATCTTTCAAAATCTTGTGCCATATATCTCCTTTACTATAATGCTATTGCCATTGCAACTGCAAAACCTGCACTTGCTGCGTTTAAGTTTGTTAATTGACTACCATCTACTGCTGGTAACTTAGCAGAGCCATCTAATTGTACTATTTTACTAGCTGATGTTCCAACGTCTACAGCTATAGTTCCTGATGAAGTAATAGTACCACCAGTTAATCCTGTTCCAGCAACAATTGATGTAACAGTTCCTGCATTTTGTGGTGTAACCTGTGAAAATGTTATAGTGTCAGATCCAAGACTAGCTGTGTTGTTAGTTGTACATAAAAATATTTTATTATCATTTGTAGATCCTTGATTAACAACAATCATTTGTCCTGATAATTCAGATATAGTATCAAATTGTGTATCTCTAGAAGCTGTTCCACTAGCTACAACTGTATATAATCCATTCTGTGATCCAGTTGATTGATCTTTTACTAATACTCTGTCTCCAGTAGCAAGTGTGACTCCATCAATAGTATCACCATTTTGTAAATCTGCTGATAAATCTACATTTGCTGTAGTAGCAACTTCAGCTATAATTCTTGTTCTAAGTCCTGCAACAGCATCATTTACATATGTTGTACTAGCTTTTGCATCTAATTGTGTTTGTACATTTGATGATACTCCATCAAGATGTCCAAGTTCTGTGCTAGTTACATCTGATACTGCAATCTTTTGTGATCCATTAGATATTACAGCTCTGTTTGCTGTAAGACTTGAAGTTGCAATAGTTGAACCTGATCCAGTAAGAGTTGCTTGTTTACCATCAAGTTGTGTTTGTATTGCTGAAGAAACACCATCTAGATATCCTATTTCAGTACTTGTAACATCACTTACAGCAATTTTACCTGAACCATTAGATATAACTGCTCTATCAGCTGTTAAGTTTGAACTTACAACAGTAGATACAGCTCCACCTGTTCCAGTTAGTTTGCTGTCTAATTGTGTTTGAATATTTGAACTGACACCATTTAGATGACCAAACTCTGTATTTGAAATTGTACCATCATGTATTTTGGTTGCATCAATAGCTGCACTGCTAGATATTTTTGCATTATTGATTGCAGAATCTTGTATGTTAGCAGTAGCTATAACATCTGTTGGTATAGAGTTATTTGTTTTAGATAGTATCGCTACATAGATTACAAGAGTTTCATTTGATAATGATCCTGAATCAAAAGTAACATTTACTGTTGTATTTGTAGAAAATGATGAACTTGCAATTGTTCCAAAGATTGTTCCTGTAGATGATCCTACAGCTTTTATTCTTCTTCCTGCATGATAAAATCCTGTAACATCTACTCCTGCTACTGTAAATGATGTACCACTTGCATATGCAAAAGTATGTGCACCATCTCCATCACCATAGATTACCCATTGGGCATCATTGTACCATTCTCTTGTATCAGCTGCTACAGCTCTAAAAGCATCATTAATATTTGAAGGTAACATACCTTCAGCAATACTAATACCTCCTACAGATGTATTATTTGCTGCTGTTGTACTATAATCTTTTATCCCTGCCATATTTCTCCTTAATGCATAAACCAAGCAAAAGCTTTATCGCTTTCTGTATTGTTTTTATTAATTAATCTATTCACAGCTTCTTCAAGTTGTCTTTGAAAAAACTCTTGTGTTTCAAATGAATATCTTACGTTATCTATATTTGTTTTCTCACTCATCTATTACCTGCCTTTGTTGCAACAAAATCTACACCTTGTGCATGTGTAAATGTAGTTCCTGATGCAACTTTTACGTTTGCTCTTATATATCTTCCAGATTTACGAACAGGATTCATACCACTTGCATTTTGTGTAACTGATGATGAAGCTGTTTCTGTATCTGCTGTTCTTTCTTTTGTTTTTACTGTAAGTGTAGATACTGCATCTACTATTGGTCTTACACCTGTTATGTTAGCTCTTTGTCCAGGAAAAGGTTCTAGTTCAGAAGTTTCTATTTCACATTCATTATTATTTCCTGAAAAAATAGCTGCTTTAAAATTATTATCTATAGCTCCTAAGAATAACTGACCACCACTCCAAAAGTCTGTATCTAAAGCTGCATTAATATTTTCTAGATTTTGAGATATAATATCCATTAATTCTACTGTATATGCACCTACAAACTGTGAAAAAATTGTACTAGCATTTGTAATACCTAATGACCATTTTTTAGTTGCATAGTTGTATATTAATATTCTATCACAAATACCAGTTGTGTTTGAAGTATTATTAACGCTTGGGTACAACCATATTGCAAGTTGATTAAATGGATCTACTGCTGCACATATTCTATCTGTGTATGCTTTATTAAGATTTAAGTCAAAAAATCTATTAATTTTTTCTGCACCTATTGGTGTTATAGAATCACCTGCTAATTGATAGAATCCATCATCAGAATAAAAGAATACATTTCTATTATCTTGACATACTGTTCTACCATATACAGCTCCTCTATTTGGAGATATTACAGATAGTCTAAATACAACTGTTCCACCAACATAGTCCATACGAATTATTTGGTTTTGTCTGAATACATATCCAATCTCACCTGACGTAATGGCAACTATTTGACCACCTGATCCTGATAGATCTTGAAAGTCTGCTTGTTTACCTGACCATGTAGCAAGATCATTGATACCTGACCATTGTATTCTATTTTTATTACTAGGTTGATTGCCTGTAACTAAAAAGTCTCGGACAACACCTGATACTCTAAATACTGGTGTAGTTCCTGCTGTAGCAATAGTGCTTAAATTTTTAAATTTTGTAGATGTTCCCATCTCATAATATTGAGCTGGATCTACTCCATTACTTGCAATTACATAGTTTCCAAATTGTGTAAATGTGATGTAATCTGTATCAGTTCCACTTAAAGGTGTTCCACCAGTAAAATTTGTTACTGCTAATCTTGTAGGATCAGAAGAAGTTACAGTTAAATTATCTCCACCAGCTACTGTTCTTGTTACTGTAACTACATTGCCTGATGGATTTGGTGCTGAAAATCCAGATAAACCATTAATACCAAGAACACCACCAGCTCCAACAGCTATGTTATCTGCTGTAGATGCATTGTCTGATGCTATACTAAATTCATTTGCATTAGAAGTTGGATTTGTTGCTGTAGCTGTCATTGTTGTAGAGTTACCAGCATTATCCTTAAATGTAATAGTAGCTCCTGGAGAAATGTTAGCTGAGTCAGTTACTGTAATTGTAAAAGAAGCAAAAGAGCTAGTAGTTAATTTATTCTGTGCTCCTATCTCTGTGAAAGCTCCATTTTCTAATTTAAAAATAGTTTTGTTATTTGCAGTAAAATTAAAAACTGTATTTGTATTATCTCTAAAACTACCAGCTCCTCTAGAATCTTGATTCATAGTATTGGAACTATAGCTAACCAAAGATGGAAATCTTTTGTAACTATTAATAGTATGATATACGTTTGTTGCTACGTTAGCTCCCTGTTTTAAATGTTCAGGTTGATCAGGAAGCCATTCTCCAAATGGTACTTGCATTATCTACCTCTATAAAATGATAAATCTGTTTGTACATCTGTTCTTTGTGTAACAGGTGCACCTCCATATGTATCTTGTCTATCGTTATTCTCACATCTTTCTAATGCAGTAGAATACATTTGTAACCATTGTGATAATTGTGTTTGATCTATTCCACCAAGAAAGTTAGCTGCATGATATAAAGATCCATATAAATATATAGCAGGGTGAGTTGCTAATATATAGTTTGATGTATTTGTACTACTTAATGTTGGTATAGCCTTATAGTATGATAAATAACCTGTATAGGCAGTATCAGGTGATGGACCAAATCTAAAAGTTTCTGCTCCATTATCACTTTCTATTGTATATGCTCTAGGTCTACCAGAACGAGAACCACCTTTTATTTCAAATAAATTGTGTGGTGTAATATATTCTAATGGATATTTTACTGAAGATTGTAATATATAAAATGATCTTACAGAAATAAATCCTGTTGGTACAGATTCTGTTTCACTATCTATTGTGATAGTATCAATCTGTTCCATTTGTCTAATTCTTAATTTAGCATTGAAGTCAGCTTCTGTTAATTTAATAAAATCATCTTGTATCTCATCTGTAAGATCTGATCTATTTAAGAAGTTTGCTATAGATGCTTTTAATTCTGTGTATGTTGATAATGCCATTATAAACTGCCTTCTGCTGTTCTAAAATATCTAAACTCATTACTATTAAGTTTAGTTCTCATTATTTTTCTTTGTATTTCTTTTGGTAATGCAAACCAGTTGTTTGTACCATTATATTCTTTTGCCCAGATCTGTAGCACTAATGGTGGTACACTAGCTACTCTTTTCATTTCTCTAGCTTTA